GGTCAAGCAGGAACTGGTAAGACTACATTAGCAAAGATTATAGCAAATAATGTAGATGCAGATTTAATGTATATAAATGCATCTGACGAAAACTCAGTAGACGCAGTAAGAGATAAAATAAAAAGATATGCATCTACTGTAGGATTTAAAAGATGGAAAATTGTTATACTAGATGAAGCTGACTATTTAACTCCTAATGCTCAAGCAGCATTAAGAAACTTAATGGAAACATATAGCAAAACTACTAGATTTATATTAACATGTAATTATGTTGAAAAAATTATAGATCCAATACAATCAAGATGTCAAACATTTGGAATAACACCTCCTTCGAAAAAAGATGTAGCACAAAGATTAGTAACGGTATTAGAAGAAAAACAAATTGAATATGACATTAAAGATGTTGCAGCTATTATAAATTCTTCATATCCAGATATTCGTAGAGCTATTAATGGAGCACAAAGTCATGTTGTTAAAGGTAAATTAACATTAGATAAAAACAGTGTTGTACAAGCTAACTATATGACTAAATTACTTGAATTATTAAAGGATACAAAAGATAAAAAAGAAACTTTTAAAAATATTCGACAAATTATTGCTGATTCAAAAGTTAAAGACTTTACACCTCTTTATACTTATCTTTATGAAAATTTAGATGAATTTGCAACTGGATCAATAGCTTCTTGTATATTAATAATTGCAGAATCACAATATACTGACTCTCATGTAGTTGATAAAGAAATTAATATTATGTCAATGTTTGTTAAATTAATGAATGAATTATGATGAATCCAAATCAACCAAATATCAATCCTGCAGATCTAAAACCAATGATCTGTACAGAATGTGGCGGAATGTATTTTCGTCAAGTAATGAGTATTAACAAAGTATCTAGATTTGTAACTGGCGCAGATAAAGACACAGTAGTCCCTATACCAGTATTTAGGTGTGACGATTGTGGCCATGTCCCAGAAGAGTTTAGACCAGTAAACCCTAGTAACTAATGGGAGCTCCATATCCAAAAGAACCAGTAGTTTTAGTATTCAAAACTTCTAATCGAAAAAATGCTAGAACTAAAATGAAAGTTTATAAGAATAAGAATGTTGATTATGTCAACGAAAAGAAACTTCCAGGAGTACCAGAAAATTCAGTTTTTCTAGAATTAGCTATTGGAGAACATTATATAGAAAAGTATAAACAAAAATATAAATTATGACAAAGAAGCCTGCAACTATTTTCGATTTTATTGATGGAATGACTCATAAGAAGAAAGCTTGGTCTGAATATACAGATATTGACCATAAAAAGTTTTCTCCTTATTTAGTTAATAGATGGTTATCAATGAGAATGGAACTAATTGAAATAATCAATCAGTTACAGAAATACACAATAGGGTTACTATCCCATAAGGATACTTATCGTCTCTATCACGGCCTTCTACCTGCCCAGAGAACCTTTGCTAAGTACATAAAAGGAAAAAAGGAAGATAAGTATGACAAACAGTTAGTTTCACAAATTGCAGACCACTATCTGATAAGTAAATCAGAGGCCATTGAATATGTCGAGTTAATGCCAAAAGATAGTTGCAGCTCTTTGTTATCATTATATGGATATACAGAAAAAGAAATAAAAACAATGTTAAAAGGTAAGAAATGAAATTTGAATCAGATAACACAGAATCAGTAAATACTCAATATCATTATGTTGGTAAATCTAGTTTATATAAGTTTTGCGAAGAATGGGATTTGAATTCATATGAATTTGATATTGTTAAACGGGTTGTTAGATGCAGAAAAAAAGGACAATTCGAAGAAGATCTAAAAAAGACAAAAGATTTAATAGATATATATCTCACAGAACATTTGGATCAATCCGAATAATTTCTTATAATATAATAAAAATATTATGGCAAATAACGTATATACGGTTGTGAGTATAGAAGCATCCAAAGAAGTTCTAAAAAATTTCGCAGACAAAATATTTACTCCAGAAGTAGAAGAGGCAGATTGGCAGAAAAAAAGTGATTTATTGGCTGACAATTTATATGGATTATTATACAAAGATTATCCAAAAGACAACTTAACTAGAGATTGGATGACTGAAAATGTAGGAGCAAAGTGGTGTTTTGTACATGATTGGCAAGTAGATGATGATATAATTGATTTGACATTTGATTCTGCATGGTATCCACCAGAAGAATTATTTCATGAACTAGCAGATTGGTTTATAAAGCGAGGCGAATTTGAAATGGAGGCTAGAAGTGAAGATGAAGCATATTTACATGTTTCGGGAGGCTACGCTAATCAAAACGGTTCTGAATTTATAATGGAAGATGATGATTTACCAGAATATCCAGATGAAGATGATTTTGCAGATAACGAAGATCAGTATGCATATGATGAAGCTGTTGAAAAGTTTTATGATAAAATTTCTGAAATAAAAGATGATCTTATCTTAGAATGTAAACAAGATCTTATTTTATATCCATAATATGAAAAGCGGGTATATAAATCCAGTATATAAACTATCATTAAATGATGTATCTAAGGTTCCTGCTAAGATATCTTATTCGCAATGGTCTATGTTTGAAAAGTGTCCTAGACAATGGAAACTTTCTTATATTGACAAATTAGCTCCATTTACTCATAGTATAGCAACTTGTTTTGGTACAGCATTTCATGAAACATTACAAGAATATTTAACTGTAATGTATACTGATTCTGTTAAAGCAGCTAATAATATTGACCTTCGTGATATGTTATTAACATGTTTAAAGATGGAATATCAAAAAGGTGTTAAAGCAAATAATGGAGAACATTTTTCTACTCCAACTGAATTAGCAGAACATTTAGAAGACGGCGTACAAATATTGGAATGGTTCACTAAAAGAAGAGCTCAATATTTTTCTACTAAGAATCAAGAGCTAGTTGGAATAGAAGTAGAGTTAGGAGTCCCTGCTTCTCCTACCAATAAAAATGTATATTGGTATGGATTTATAGATATAGTAGTTAGAGATACTGTACAAAATAAAATAAAGATATTAGATATTAAAACTAGTAGAATGGGCTGGAATAAATATCAAAAAGCAGACAAACTAAAAGCTGCTCAACTAGTTGCATATAAAAAATATTTTTCAGATCAATTTGGTATTCCAATTGATAATATTGATATTGAATTTTTTATAGTTAAACGAAAACTATTAGAAGAATCAATGTTTCCACAAAAAAGGATACAATTATTAAATCCAGCTTCAGGATCAGTTACTAGAAAAAAGATACAACGAAGTATTGATACGTTTATAGAATATTGTTTTGATAAAGATGGTAATAAACAGAAAGATAAAAATTATCTAGCTATTGCTGGTAAAGGAGCAAAACATTGTAAGTGGTGTCCATTTAAAATGGATTATGAAAATTGTCCTAAAGAAAATAGGATTCGTGAATAAATTTTAATATAATATAAATAAAAAGGAACATATATGAATGGATTATTATTAGAAGCATTATATACAAAATATCGTGCCGACAAAGCTGATGCAGTTGCTCGATTAGACATTTATCTAAACAATTCAGTTGGAATTGGAGAACATCCTCAACACACAGAAGAAATGGATAATATAGTAGCACAATTTGCAGATGCTCAAGATAAATTAGAAGCATTAAAAATGATGATATCTCATGTAGGAAATAGTAAGCCTGATCCAGAAAAACAAGTTATTAAAGGATAATGAGAATTGGTGTTATTGGAAATAAAGAATGGCAAAACAAACGAAAAATACAACAAGTTTTAACAGATTTAAAACAACGATTTTCAAGTGATTTAATAGTAGTAGGTGGAGGAGGAAGCGAAGGAGCTAATTTTATGATTAGAAAATTTGCATTAGAATTCGGAATTCAATATGAAGAATATAATGCATCATATACTGGCCATAATTTATATTCAGCACTTCCAGAATCTTATTATGGTAAAAATTATCATTTTTCACAATTATTACACAGAATGAGATTGTTAGCAGAAAATTGCGATTATTTAGTTATCATGAATAATCAAAAGGATTTAAATCCTCAACTAAAAACTGCATATAATAAAATAAACAAATTAAATAAACCAGTAACTATTATAGGTTGATATTTATAATAAATAAAAAAGTTATACAAGGAAATAAATGGAGTTACCTAAACTAAATCTACCAAACATACCGGTAGCTAAATCTAAAAAGAAAAAAATTCTATTAATGGGAGATGATTTACGTCTTCCATCAGGCATTGGAACAATCTCAAAAGAAATTGTATTAAATACAGTACATAAATATGACTGGATACAAATTGGAGGAGCACAAAATCATCCAGATAAAGGAAAGATGTTTGACCTTTCTGAAGATATAAAAAAACAAACAGGAGTTCAAGATGCAAATGTAAAATTAATTGCAACTGATGGATATGGAAATAGAAATTTATTATTTCAAGTATTAAATCAAGAAAAACCAGATGCTATCTTTCATTTTACAGATCCAAGATATTGGATATGGTTATATCAATTGGAACATGAAATAAAAACTACATTTGAAATTCCTATTATATATTATTCAATTTGGGATGATTTGCCATATCCAATGTGGAATGCTCCTTTTTACGGAAGTTGTGATTTAATAATGGGTATATCTAAACAATCTGATAATATTCATCGTGAAGTTTTAGATCAAAATAATTTCAATGTACATGATTGGGATAAAGGAAAAAATAAAGTTAAAGAGTTTGAATGGAATGATATAATTACTGGATATGTACCTCATGGATTAAATCATAATTTATATAAACCACTACCAGATTCAGATGATTTATATCAAAAAGCAGTAACAAACATAAAAGAAAAAAATAATGTAGATTTTATTGTTTTTTGGAATAATAGAAATATAAGAAGAAAACAACCAGGCGATTTAATATTAGCATTTAAACATTTTAGATCTAAATTACCTAAGAATCAACAAGATCGTGTAGCATTATTG